ATTCAATTTTTCTTCGATGTTCTCAACTTTAGTTTTGGTGGTAGTCACATCCTTTTGAATATCCATTAATAACTTGGTTGTATCATCATATTGCGACATTATCTCACCACCAATCGCTGTCCGGGATAGATAGTGGTGTAAATTGTCTTTCCATTCTGACTAGCTAAAGCAGTCATACTTAGACCGTTGCGTTGTGCAATAGTCCACCAACTGTCGCCATACTTAACTGTGTAATATGTGTGAGCTGCACCACTCTTTACATATTTCAGCGTATTGCTTGTCGGGCCGGTTGCTAGATAGCCATAGCCATAAGAACGTGGCTGACGTACCCAGCGATACCCGCCCTTAATAATGGCTTGATCAGTCTTTACCGTAGTTCCAGCTGGTAAAATAGCGATCGTGTTTGATGACGTTGACGCGCTTGTGTGCAACTTAACCGCAGTCTTGAGTGTGTAAGTTTTAGCTTCCTTAATCCACTTGGATGACGCAGATTTCTTGTAAGTATGTTTGTTGGCTTTTTTGTTGTTGGCCTTAACTGCACCTTTGTTAGTTGGCTTGACTGTTGATTTTTGACCAGCAGTGTAGTAGTTGCTATTTAATTGGCTAACATCGAAGCCACCATAGCTGATACGGAACTTAGCCGTTGATGACCACTGCCATGCGTGGTTAGTTGAATACCAGTTCTTACCGCTAACCACATACGGGTAAGCAGCAATCCAGCCGGTTTTGCCCTTAATGGTCATCTTAGTGTTAACCCATGATCCTGACGTGTAAATGTCGGCCCGATAGCCAAACTTCTGAATCTCTTTCATGAAGGCGGCATTGTTGCGGTCATTGGTTGCTTTGGATTGATAATTTTGTTCCTCAGCTTCGACGTCGGTCGCTAGTACCGCACCAACTGGCAGCCCTGCCAATTTAGCCGTTTTGCCGGCAAAGTCAGCTTCGGCAATCGCTTGAGCCTTAGTGGCGTAGTGTGAAAAATGGTAACCATTGATATACATTCCTGCTGCTTGGACATTTGCAATGTTACTGGCAGCATACGGATCCTTGTACGTACCGCCTTCACTGATTTTGACCGTAACAGCCTTAACACCGAACTCGTTACGCATGGAAACATACTCTGCCGTTGACATGTATCCGTTGTTATTCGACACGTCGACCATATCCATACGAGCAGCATGACTGGTAGTATTGCCCAATAAAAAGGCCATAAAAATAGCCCCCACCATTAAGATGAGTGCCTTTAATTTGTGCTTATTCAATTGTCTACCTCCTATTCAAGACTATTATTAATTTGGAACTGTAACGTTGACTCACTAGGATAAATTGACGTCCCGGTACCATCAACCACCCAGACTTCTAGCCGATAATCTCCTGCTGTTAAGCCGGTCATTAAATCTGCTGTTAAAGCTAGCACAATCTGACCAGTCGCTGGGTCTGTTAAGCTAGCTGAATCAACTGTAGCTGATTTAAGATAACCACTGTCATTACCCAATTTTACGGTAATTGAAGTGGCGTTAGTTAAATCCGTGGCCACATTATCATTGCCACAAATTAATGTAAAGCTAGTGGTAGTATCGCCAATTTTAACCGTTTGTGGTGAAGTATCGGTAAAACTAAGCGTTTTCGCCATCTTTAGGTGCCTCCTTCTCGTCCAACTTGGCATTAAGCTGGTCAATTTGAACTTGAGCCATTGCTAATTGCTGGTCTTTTAGGGCAATCGTTTGGGCATAGTTACTCGTCAGTTTGTTAATCAAAGCTTGTGCATCAATATTCATAATTTAAGCCTCCTATTTGTTAGCTGCTTGTTTAAATTCGTCTGCTAATTTACTGGCGACTAAAGCCCTATGCCCAGCATATGGGTCACTAGCTGTCGCCTCATGATAAGCGTTGGTAATGTCATCATTGTTCACATTGATACTGCCAGAAACGTTATCGTTGGTGCCTTGAAATTTAGCAGTAAACTCGATTCTAGTGGTTGAGTTGTCGCCATTGGGTGTCACATAAGTAATACTTATTTCATTCATTTTTCCATCTCCAGTCTAGTTAATCTCATGCTTAATTCGCCAATCATTTTATCTTGATCTTGTACTCGCTTGATAAGAACGCCGGTTAAGCTGTCTAAGTTAATTCCAGTACCATCTTCACTAAGTAGTTCGTGTGGCATACTATACTGCTTGTTACCAAGGCTATTAACGTCATCAATCACGCCACCATACTGATACTTGAACGTGGCGCTATCATTAGTATACCGGAACTTTTCTACATCAATAGCATTAAGCAAGCGTGACGATTCAGCGGTGCTTAATGGCGTGATATCGTGTTTGATACTCAATCGTGACGATTTGGTAAACGTCTTGGCTACAATTTCAATTGGATTACCACCACCGCCTGCTTTGTCTGTAAAAAACAGTGCATTACCATCAAGCATGGCGATTGTGTGATACCCGGTCATAGCTAAATTGCCAAATGTAAATGATGCTCCCTGTTTCATTTGAATACCGCCATTAAGATATGCCATACCACTTGACAAGAGTTCATAATCCGAAAGCATTGCTGAAACTGCTTGCGTTCCACCGTCATTGACGTAAAAACCGGTGCCATCAATATAAGTACGAGAGACAACTTTGGACTTATCAGCGCTAAAGATATCAAGCTTTAGAAATGCCGGTGTAAAAGTCGATTCGGCTATATTACCAGTATCTGGATAAGCCTGGTTAGGGGCAGGAACAAACTGCGTTGAGCTTGCCCAATGTCCCCATTTATCACCGCCGATTCCTTGTAATAGTTTGTTATAGTAGAGGATGTTTGCCGTTGATCGGATATAGCCATGTGAAATTTGTAATGTACCAGTACCATTAATCGGTTGAAACCATCCGGTACTATCACTAACGCTGTAATCACCAATAATTTGGCCGTTATCTCCCAGATTTAGATTAGGGGTATTAATAGTTGTCCCATTAATGGTTGAACCATTAATAACTGAGCCATCTATTTCGCCAGCACTGACAACATTACCTGTGTCTGGCTGGTACCCTGTTGATTGAGCAGTTTGAGTTAGCATAGGTGAACTAAATAGAGCATGACCAGTACCGTTGTATGCCCAATATTGGATAGCAACATAGACAGCTGTACTTGGTGAAATGATATTGTTAATTGTCTTGTATGCCCAACCTTGTGAAGTTGGATTACCATTCCACGTGTTACCAGCATATCCACTAGCCAATCGGTTACCGTTGGCATCAAAGAAGGCCAGTGTAAATTGATACTTCATGGCAGCTTCACTGCCATCGTCAACGAACCAAACTGATGCGCTATAAGGCTGACCAGTTAACCCATTTAATGGGTATAACTTAGATTGTGCAAATGTTACCCAATTCCCAGAACCAGTTGAAGAGTTAAATCCAATCGAAGGAACACCGTCATGCAAAGTAGCATTTGAATAGTATCCTTTAGTGAATAAATTCCAACCGGGAACTTTGGTATTTGGATATGTGCCAGAATCACCTAATAATGCTGCATTATAAACTAGGTTAGTAACGCCTCTGATTGTTAAATTGCTAGCTACAACAGCACCGTTTGAATCAGTTGTAAATGAACCATTAGGCGTGCTAAATGAGTTAGCAACAATGTCGACACCTTTAAGTGAACCAGTGGTAACGTCACCTAAATTGGCACTTAAAGCTGATAGTTTTCCAACATTTAATCGGTCAGTGCTCATTGTTCCGGTGGTGATGTTTGATGCGTTGATATTTTTACCAATAATCGTATTAAAGTCAATCGTACCAACTGTTATTTTATTGGCACTAACATTACCAACTTTTTCATCTGTAATAGCTGCATTAGCTATCTGTGCTGTACCTACAGCTAATGACCCTATCTTGGCATTAGTAATTGCACCATTGCCTATCTGGGCGGTTCCTACAGCTAGGTTAGCAATCTTAGCACTATTTACAGCGGCATTACCAATCTGAGCGTTGGTGATTGCACCATTGGCTATCTCAGCCGTACCGATGATTCCTTTATCAATAACCGTTTTTGTTGTGATATGGACTACTGATCCGTCATTAACACCTGTACTTAATGTCTTATAATCAGCACTTGCTTGACTGGCACTCACTGCTGCTTGACTACCAGCTAGTACGGCACTTGAAGCAGCCTGGCTAGCATTGTTAGCGACAATAGTCGCATTACTACCAGCACTTTGAGCTGCTTTCGCCACGCTATAAGCTTGTGAAGCGGTCTGACTGGCACTGTTCCCAGTTGTAGCTGCCTGCGAAGCTACTATAGCGGCACTAGAAGCCGCTTGACTAGCTGTCGATACACTAGACTGCATGTTACTAATATCAGTGTTAAAGTTATTGCTTAAAGCAGTCTGTACATTGCTTAGAGCCGTATTATAAGCGTCTGTTAGGCTCTTATAACTGTTCCGGTCAACGTCGCTAGCCTTAGTAGTATCCGTTAATATAGCCGTCATAAAGGTGTTCAGATTAGTATAGGCCGTGGTTAAATCAGTCGTACTGATACTGGCATCTTTAGCTCGCTTTAAAATCACATTGTACTGGCTAGTTAATCCGGCATATTGTGCGGCCTGCGTCTGTTTTTCAATGACACTCATTAAGTTGGGGTCATTTAAATTAGTAATCCCACTAGCGGCATTATCAGCTGTATTTTGAGCCTTGATAATCTTAATACCATCATCTGTTAGAATGACCTGAGTTGGGTTAGATTCTGCCATTTTATTCACCTCCCTTCTCAATTATTGGCAAACGTTCTTTAATTGGTATTACAAAGGCACGTTCTATAGAACCACAGTTGAAGGTAACCAATAGCTCTGGCTGGTTAGTTTGGCTATAGATAATGTTACACGTTTCAGGCTCAATAACATCATCGGTTAACCCTAAATCCATATCCGATAAGTAGTTAGAGGAAAATTCTTGACCACCATGAATAACATTAACTGCGTACACCATACGAGGGTCTTTCATGTTGTAATCACCCGATTGAAAGTACACATACGGAAAGTCAATGCCTTGTGATTGGTAGGTTTGTCGGTTCGGGTCAAACCCATAGTTGGTAGCATCAAAACTATATACCACATTATAATTACCTTGTTTTACCTCATCGAGTCGTAGCACATTCTGCTTACCATGTAAGTAGCTACACAATACATACCCATGTTTGAAATCGACATTGATTCTTATATAACGATTGACGGTGCAAAAACGTGTAATACGTTTATCGTCATTGCTTAGGGTCACG